TAAATAAGAAACTAACAGTAGTAATTAAAAGATGGCAACACGTAAGGCGATTACGCTGGTAAGTGGTTTATTTCAAGAGGTTAATACTCCTACAGATAAACTGGATTTTGCTGGTAACACTACAGCCGATCTTACTGAAAATACAAATCTATATTATACAAATGCAAGATCAAGGGCAGCTATTTCTGTTACAGATGTTTCAGGAGATGGAAGTCTTGCATACAATAACTCCACAGGAGTAATCACATACACAGGACCATCACCTGCTGAAGTACGAGCACATCTTAGTATCGCTAGTGGTTCTGGATTAACTTATAACTCTGGAACAGGAGAGTTTGGAACTAGTGCAATACCTAATGGTCAACTGGCAAATTCAACTGTAACAATTGGAAGTACAACCGTTGCTTTAGGTGCTACCCAGGGAACTTTTGTAGGACTAACTTCTTTAGCTTCAGGAACTTTAATAGCAGGAGTAGAAGATGCAGCTAGTGCTATTGAGATTGGAAGTGGAAATATTGCATTTGAAGGATCAACTGCTGATGCATATGAAGTAATACTTACCGCAGCTGATGCAATAGGTAGTGATAAAACTCTTACTTTACCAAATGAAACAGGAACAATATTATCAACTGCGTCATCAATTGCTAACAGTAACCTAGCTAATTCGACTATAACAATCGGAGGTACAACTGTTGCTCTGGGTGCTACTCAAGGTACCTTCACAGGATTGACATCATTAGCCTCCACTACATTGATTTCAGGTGCAGCTGATGGTGCTAATTCTATAACACTTGCAAGTGGAAATATTACATTTGAAGGTTCTACAGCAGATGCCAATGAGATAATACTTACAGCAGTCGACGCTTCTGGTTCAGATAAAACAATAACCTTACCGAATGCAACAGGAACTGTTGCGTTGTTAAACACACTAAGTGTTGCTTCTGGATCAGGATTGACTTATAACTCAGGTACAGGAGAATTCTCAACTAATGCTATCCCTAACTCCAAGCTGGCAAACAGTTCTGTTACTGTTGGTAGCACTGCTATTGCCTTGGGCAATAGTAGCACGACACTTGCTGGTTTAAGTTCTGTAACTTCCACTGCGGTAGTAACTAATGACAGTGGATTCAGAATTAGAGACAATTCAGATAATACAAAACAACTTGCTTTTGAGTGCTCAGGAATATCTGGAAGCACTACAAGAACATTAACTGCTCCAGATGCGAATGGAACAATAGCAACTCAAGCTTATGTGCAAGCTCAGATTACTGCTGAGGATTTAGATATAACAACTGATGATGGTAACTCAATTGCTATTGATCTTGATTCAGAAACTCTAACATTAGCTGGAGGAACCGGTATAGCATCTACCTCTACAGGTAATACAGCTACCTTTGCAATAGATTCAACCGTTACAACACTTACTGGATCGCAGACTTTAACTAATAAAACCTTAACTAGTCCTGTTTTAACCAGTGCTGTATTGAATACAGGATTAAGTGGATCTGCTTTCTTAGATGAAGATGATATGGCTAGTAATTCAGCCACAAAAGTTGCTTCTCAACAAAGTATAAAAGCTTATGTTGATACTCAACTTACAGCAGAAGATTTAGATGTACAAACAGATTCCGGTAACTTTGATGTTGACTTAGATTCAGAAGCATTGATACTTACTGGTGGAACTGGAATAGATACAAGTGGATCAGGAACTACAGCTACCTTTGCAATAGATTCAACTGTCACAACTCTCACAGGAACTCAAACTTTGACTAACAAAAGTTTGACTGCACCAGTATTGACAGGATCTTCCAGTTCTGCTGGAAGTATTGTTTTTAAAGAAGACACAGATAACGGAACTAATTCCGCAACTCTTAAAGGACCAGCTGCAACAGCTGATGTAACTCTTACCTTACCAGCTACGGATGGAACGGTGAGCACAGAAAGTTTTGCCACCGCAATAGCAGTGGCTTTAGGATAGTATTATGGCAACCCAAGTACAATTTAGAAGAGGAACAACCGGTCAACATTCTGCTTTCACAGGAGCAGTCGGTGAAGTAACTGTAGATACTGAGAAACGGACAGTCTGTATACATGATGCAACACAAGCTGGTGGCTTCCCACTATTAAAAGAAGATGCAAGTAATTCGAATCTTGCACTAGGTTCATTGTCTAGTTGTGCTCTCAAATTTGCAGGAGATCCAGACACAGGAATTATAAGTCCAGGTGCCAATCAATTGACACTTGTAACTGGTGGATTTGCAAGGCTTACAATAGATTCATCTGGTGCGATCACAATTCCAAATAATGGTAATGTTTCTATCTCAGGAAACTTGACTGTTACTGGAACTCTAGATAGTTCAAATCAACTCGCTCTTATACTTGCTTTAGGATAATATGGCAAATACCTTCAAAATTGATACAAAATCTTCAGTCAGTAATGCTGGAACTGGTAACTCAGGAACTAATGTTGTTACTGCAGGTGGTTCAGCAACATTAGTATTGTTAAGCTGTTTGATTTCTAACAAAACTGGCACTAGTGCTAATGTAGATGTTTTTTTAGTTACATCTTCTGGAGATGATGTTTTCTTAATTAAGAATGCTCCAGTGCCTGCAGGATCTTCTCTAGAAATAATAGCTGGATCAAAAATAATAATGGAATCTAATGATGTTCTGAGAATAAATTCAGGAACGGCAAGTGCATTAGATGCTTCGGTAAGTTATCTAGAACAGACATAAAATGGCTTTAACAAGTAATAGTGATCTCACAAATTTATTAGCTGAATTTGAGATCCTTAAAGCTGAAGTTGCTTCTTTAGATGAAAAGATAAATGAATATAAAGTATTAGAGCTGGAAGATAGTAGTTGGGAAAATGTAAGAAAGAAAAGAGATTATTTATTAAAGTCAACTGATTGGACTGTAACTCCAGGTTCAACAGTGGATCAGGCTCAATGGTCTGCATATAGACAGAATCTTAGAGATCTTCCTCAGACTTATAAAAATAAGACAGCAGATAATGTTGTATGGCCAGTTCAACCATCTACTGATGGACCTAATACTTAAGAGTTCCAAAGATTACTGACCTTAAAATAAGAGGAGAAAAAGAATATCGT